GCGGTTTCATAAACCACATGTTCTTTACGTCAGTTTTAACTTTTAGATAATACCGTTAACATACGTTAACATATTTATTAATTTTTTTTTTCAAACACAATACCTAAAGCTTCGTTTCCTTCTTCAAGTATCTTTTTATCTTTCTTTAATTGGTATATTTCTTTTTCAAGTTTAGTTATATGCACTCTCAAATCTCCATTGTTATTTTTATGATGTTCTTCCAGGCCTTCTAAATTTTTTACTTTTACCTTTAGCTGTTTTATCTGTTCTTTTTGTTTAATGATAATATCAGCATCTTTAAACATACCTTCGTTTGTCATGATGCAAAATCATCCTCTATTATTATTTCTGTTTCATGAGTGTCAGTTACAAGATTTGCTTTGTTAGCTGCTACAATCTCAACATGCGTGTCTCTAAGCTCTTCTTTACAGGCATCTTTAGCTTCATTTAGTTTTTCCATAAGTGATGGAAAATTACTTTCATAAACTCCGTATATATACAGATCATTAATTGCAGCTGTTACTCTAGATAAACCTTTATGTCTTTTCTCTAGTCTCAGTAACTTCTGGTCTAGCGCCATCTTTTAATTCCTCCTTCAATTTATATTTAATATTTTCAATTTTAAGATCATCAATCAAGACTTCGCTATCCAATGGTTCTTTACCTTGAATAGCTTTATCTTCATTTTCAAATTCTTCTTTAAGTCTAAAAGAAGTTTCACCTTGAGTTGTTTTAATTATTTTACTCATAGATTAGGTGGAGTAAGTTTTGTTGCTTTAGGTGTTTGCTCTAATACTTCTATTCTATTACCTAAATCTACTGTTTGTTTAATAATCGGTTTTGTATTGGTTAGAACAACACTAATTATTTCTTTGCTTTGAGCTGTGTATGGTTCATAACTTAACACAACCATATATTTAGCTCCAGCATCCGGAACTGTTTGCTCTTGGATTTCCACCTCAACCTTACTAGCTTTGATTATGGACATTTAGATTCTCCATTATCACCAATTTGTTTATCCAAATATTTGATTATTTTTCTAACTTTTTCCTCTTCATAATCGCCAATATCGGATTGTGGTTTAAGATAACCGGCATCTTGAGGTGTTAATTCTTTATCCAGCCAATCATCCTGTCCTGTAAATCCTCTATGCTGAGTAATCATTTTAGGATCTGCTAACACTTCCATACTAACATTAAAAAACTTAGCTAATTGATGTAGTCTAAAAGCAGTACAGCCATTAATTCCTTTTTCATATTTTTGGAGCTGTTGGAATTGTACTTTGCAATGATTAGCAACTTTAGTTTGATTTAATTTTCTTGCTCTTCTTAGGTATTTAATATTTCTACCAACAACAGCATTAAAAGCTAAATCTTCTGCTGTTTTTTTTGATCCTCTTTTTCCGTCAGACATTTTATTTCCTCTAGTGTTAAGCCAAAATAATCTTCACACTGCTTCTGCCAATTACTCATATTCATAGTGGTTGATCTTTCAGCGGTTATATAAAAGCACTCCGGAGGCATTTGCCGGAATACCTTCTCAGCATTAATAAAGAATGCTGGAAGTTTGTTTTCGAACTTAATCCACCATTTGCTATCATTAATTTGATGGACAGGCATATCAGAGCTAAATGCTTGATAGCTTACATAAGTTAAATAGTTAGTATCGTAATGTTTTCTGCTCACAGCAGATCCTCCATAAAAGAATTTCTAAATAATGAAGTTGCAAGAACAGCAATTAATTTTGATGCTGTTTTAGGAGGATGCTCTATTGCTTCACCATGATTTGATAATAGCAATAGTTCCTTGTAAGATATAACCTGGTTCGGCCAGTTTTTATCATTCATTTTTGTTTGAATGCTTAATAATAATTTTGCAAATTCTTTCTGTTGTTCATCTACTTTAGGATTATTAGTTCCTGGAAATTTAATTATATTATTTGTCAACTTGATCCTTTACTATTCCATCTGTATTAAATATTTTTCTTAAATGTTCTTCTTCTGCTGTATCAACCTCTTGCATTAATCGTGCTTGATACAAATAATTTTCAGCATCATCGTAATTATCTTTTTTAAATCTTTTCTTTGCTCTTATTAGTTTTGCTGCAACATACATATTTGCAACCATCCATCCGGGAATTGGATCTGGCAATCCAAGTAGAGTGGACCACACAGTTCCAATATCATTCATATTTCGACTGAATGATCCATACTCTAACTCTTTGAGTTTACGGATTTCTTTAAGCCTTTGACTTTTTGTTTCCATTTTTTTCTGAAAAGTCTTTATGAGCCTGTTGAATATAATAAGAAGCCGTCTTTGCCATTGATTGTGGCATTTCAAACTGCTTATCAGACAACTCTCTAAGCTTATTGTAGGTGTCCATGTTCAACGCAATAGATTTAAACTTATCCGTGTCCATGATTAACTCTCCAAACTAGCTGGATCAAAACTTTCTCCAGCTTCATTTACTTCAAGAGCTTCGACACGGTGCATCCAATAGTAGGTAGCATCTTTAGGCAACTTACCAGTTCCAGAAGCTTGAGCTTTGTAAGCTCCAATTCTATACTTCTTACCGTCTGGTGTTGTTATAGTACCTTTTAAATCATACGATGATGGATTCTCCTTATTATTATTTGGAAAAACTACACCTAACGATTTACGTTCTTTTTTTTGATCTTCACTCATTTATTTATTACTCCATTAGTCTCAAGTTTATTTTTAATCTGGTTAAACTTTTCCAAAAACTGAGAGTAGGCGACAGGATTATTAGTCCGTACCGTCTGCATTAGTTTCTGATTATCTGTTAACCAAGATTTGTAAGAACCAAGATGAGAGACTTTATCAAGCTCGGTTAATGCTGTTGTTAGCTGCTGGTCCTGTTGGACAATAGCTGCTGATACTTCTTCTGCTGATGCAATTCCATCCGAAATAAATGAACAGAATGCTAATGCACGACCTACACAGCTCGTCTCTGCATTTTCTAAAGCGCTAGTAGTGTTAATTCTACTGGCTTTTCTATTCTCTTCAGCATGACCTGTTGATACATGCTTACCGTCAATATAAACGTCAGCTTGCATAACAACAGTTTCTTTATCAATACTAACAATTTTAGTTACAATATCTAAAGATGTTCCTAAAACTCTTCTAGCAATAGCAACTCTTAAAGCTACTGTTGCATAAGATTTTCCATGTATTGAAATGGTTTGTCCATTAAGACTTTTTTTAAAGTCATTTACAGCTTGGACTAGCTTATCATTTGACATAAATAATAACCTCCTGTGATTATGATTGTGTAAGTGATGAGAGAAGGAGTAACTAACATTTGATGTTGCTCCATAATTCTTTTGCTTCTTTTACATACTCGTAGCCAATGTTCCAATAAAACGGATGTTCAAACTGAGGTTCAGTATCAGCAATTAAATTTTCTATAATTTCGTCTTTGTCGTTTAAATGAGCATATCTAGTTAATAATCTTTCTCTTCTGATACATTTCTTAGTAAATTGTTCGTAATAATTTATAATATTTTTATCTTCTAAATCCGCACAGTTATCTTTTGAATAAATTTGAAAACCATCTGAGGACAGATAAATCAAATACGGACAACAAGAAAACAATGGAGATAAAGAAACCGTATAAAAACTTAACTGTCTCAAATGGTTCAACGTAGGAGTGGATGGTAGTTTAGGTGATGAGAAGCCACGACTACCATCCTTCTTAATCTTCAATGGCTTATGCCAAACCGTCTTAAACTCAAGGACCGAAAGGAACAGAGCCGCATAAGATGCGGATGCTTTAGCAGATTGCTCGGCCAAATTAAAATCCTTAAATATAAGGTCGGTTCTTCCTACTTGAGGAAGTTGAAGTCTGTCGTCATCGTGATTGATACTTGCTTCAGCTATAACATCTTTTGCTTTTGCAATACCTACTTGTTCACACGCTTTAAATCCTTGTCTGATAGTTTGAGGAATAGTTTCTTGGTATAGTTCAAACTTATCTCTATCCTTATCATTGACTGGATTATACTCTTTAAATTTTTCTACAGCTTTTTGAATAGCTGCTTCTTGTGATAATTTTTCATTTTTTTGTGGATGTAATTTTTTTGTAAGTGGGTTCATCTTCCAGATGTCATCTGCATAATGAAATTGCAAAGCATCATTAACAGCTACACCAGCTGCCATATTTGCATTACCTTCTAATAATCTTCTTTGTTCTTGAGTGAGTTTTAATTTTTGATAAATGAAAGGACCGTCTAGCATTTCTGCTGAAGTAGGTGAGTGGT